CCAGCCCACTACCATATGGTGAGTCCCGATGTCTTCGAGGATGTTCAGCGCAAGCCGGCGGCAGATGTCAGCGGCCAGCTTGTGCGCAGAGTCCAGAGTAAGCGCCGTGAAATTGCCCGCCCCGTCGATAGGGCAAAGTTCAATCCCGAGCGTGCAGGCGTTCGGACTCATGGTCTCGGGATGTGTGGCGTGCTCGCCAAACTTCGCCCGCGCCCAGTCCGTGTAAATCTTCCCGCTGGCCGGATCGGGCTTGTCGCTCCCCACATGATAGGCAACCTCGGACTCCGGTATGCAGCGGATGATCGACCCGTCCTGGTCGATGACGTAGTGGGCGCTGCCGTAACCGAGGTTGCCCGCCTTGCGGGACTCGAAGAAGTCACGGACCTCCTGGGCAGGCTGCATCGGGATTGCCGTCCAATGCATGATGAGCGCCTGGATCTGTTGGCGGAGCGTGCCCGGCCTGGAGAAGGGATTGATGGTCAGGAGGGAGTCTGTGATCACTTCACCACCGCCACGATGAGGCTGCATACCATCCCCGCCATTCCCATGATCCCGAAGAAAACCGACCAGCCGTTGACCTTCTGCTCTTTCAGGGTGTCCACGGTCTCGGCAATATGATCGGCCATCGGGCAGATCTGCGGATGACCGCGGACCCACGTCGCAATTTCCTTGATCTCGGACATGATGCCGTTTTCGAGCTTCGCCTTGATGGTCGTCACGTCGTCCCTCAACTGCTGCTCGTCGCGCTTTGTCATGCCGCCCCCTGTTTCGCAGGTATGTCCTGCTTGTCCTGCTGGTCCATCTGGTCGGGAGTCATATCGGGAGCCCCGGGCGCGGCCGGCGCGGGAGGCTGAAGGCTCTGATTCGCCTCGGCCAGCTTCGTATTCTCGTCCTTCAGCCGAGCGACGTTCTCCTCGTAGTCGGAGCCGTTGTAGAGGATCGACTCCCGCTCCCGCGTGCTGGAGCCCGCGGCCACCCGCAAGTCAGCGGCCTTCGCGTCGTCGGTGGGATTCATCGAGGGCATCGTGATGCCGGTCCATTCACAATTGAGCCACGCCCGGCGGATCACCTCGGAGGTCTCGAATCCTTCGGCGGTGATCGTTTCCGCGCCGACCCACTCGGCCATTGCGGTCTCGAAGATGATGTTGTCAAACTCTGCCGCCTGGTCGTAGCGCCACTGGGCGACTTGGTTCCAGAAAACTTGCATGATCCCGCGCATCGCGGAGTAGGACTGGCCGAACTTTACCTTGACCACTTCGAGCGGCACGCCGACCGAGGTGGAAATCTGCTCAAGGACGCAATCGTGGAAAGCGGCGTAGTTGACGTTCGGGCGCTTCGTGTCGAAGGACTCGAACTTCTCGCCAGCCTTCAGCGTCTGCAACACGATGCCCGGCTTGTTGGCGATGCCCTCGCGCGTGATGCCGTCCGCCGCGTCGTCGGCCTGCTGGATCGTGGAGCGCTTACCTATGCCGGCCATAGCCTTCGAGGCTGGAGCGTTCGGCCCCGGCGTCACCACGCTGGCGAATATCGCGTTGATGACCGCGGCTTCAAGTTCCGCCACGCCGTAGTCAGTTATCTTCTGCAGCTCGTGGACTATGTGCGCCAGGAGAGGGATGCCCCGCACCTGCCCCACCTCGTCAGTGAGCGCGGGATGGATGAAGAACGGGCGCCGCGACTTCGGGCCGTACTTCGGGATCCGCGTGCACGTGCTCACGAACGGAGAGCGCATCGGTGTCTGATACGTCATCGGGTCCGACCACACGAAGATAGAGATCTCCCGGCCCGCGTCGTCGATCTCTACGCCGTCAACGATGTAGTTGCCGCGTGCCTTTACTGCGGCGAGCATCGCGCCATCCATCGGATCGTGGATCTGGTCGGGGTTGACGAATTGGAGCTGGAGGGGATTCAGGAGGCGGGCGTCGCGTGAGTAGCGGCAGATGATGAACGTCTCGCCCTCGCGCACCTTGTTGGAGAAATTGAAGCCCTGGAGCTGGTAGCCCGTCTTCTTCCCCGCCGCGTCAAGGTCGGGGGAGTTCATCCAGAGGCCGTAAAGCGCCTGGACCTTCTTTTTCCACGCGCGGCGTGCCTCGGCGGTGATCTTGCCGTCCGGGTCTATGATGTCCCACGAGGGGGATGCCTCAAGCATCAGTCCCCAGTTGATCGTGCTGTTGACGATGCGCCCTTCAATGGCGCGCGCGTCCGGGGATTCCCAGTGCGCTTTCCGCGTCTTCGCCCGCAGCGTCGCATGATCGAGGCCGGCGAGGGAGGGGTACACCGTCGCCCCGGAGAATTTCGATCCACCCCAGCCGCCCGCGCCGCCGGTGTAGCCGCCGCTCCATGACCAGCCTGCTGCGGTGATGGCGCCGCCGATGCGCTGGAGAAGGTTAGGCTTCATACGCTGTCCCTCTCGAAGCTGATCGATGGGTTGGCCCCGTTCGTCGCCTCTGACAGCTCCGCCTCAAGGCGCTCGATGGTGTGATTGATTTCGGTGAGGTTCGCCGAGGTGACGGAATGTCGGCCCTGCCCCGAGTCGATGGAGCGGGACTGCATGTCCATGGCGGTGAGCTGTGCGGCGTAGGCGCGTGTGAGGGCTGCTTGGATTTCTACGACGGTGCGCGCCATCAGGCGGCACCTGACAAAAAGAGGCCCCGGGCGTTGCACGTGCTACCCGGGGCCATTTCAATTAAAAAGGGTTTTCGGTTTTGGAGACGGGTATCACGCGGGGTGATCAGGGGACCCGTTACGTGGATCCGCTGCGCGACTCCCGTGCCGGTGTATGATGCCCACCGGCAGGCCTTCACTTAGATGCCTGCTCGCTTCATCGGATCACTCCTCACGGTCGAGATCCAGAACTTCTGTCATAAGTATCACTGGTGTAAGCTATTATGTCAAGCCTCTTTTTTCAACTTTTCAACTTCATCCCAGAAGTCACTCCAAGAATACGAAACGTCTGCTTCCTCCTCGGCTTCCTCCTGGAGTTCTCGCAATCTCTCCCCATACCAGACATAGACGCCTGCGAGCGCGTAGGCCCTGGCATCGAGGGGTTCATTGCGCCCGTGCTGCTCCCAGACCATCGCGGTGCGGCCCGTCCTCAGCCTTTTCGGTAGCCTGTCCTCCGCCATGAGCCCCTGAAAATGAGCCTTTGAATACTCCATGGGGAAATGACAATAGCCCGGGAAAGCCTCCGTTGGAGCCTCTCCTGACGCAGTTCCGCGCTTCAGGAAATTGTAGACCTCGAGCTTCAGGTGCGTGGTGTCCAGATCGGCGCGGAGCGTGTTATACCCGGGCACCTTATTGAGCGCGTAGACCCTGCTGGTGCCCTTGTCCCCGCCGAGCTTCTCGTACCCCTTTACCGGGAAGACGCCCGTCATGTAGCTGTCACAGAACGCATAGACAACCGGGGAGTTGTAGCCAGAGTCAATCATGGCACGATCCGCGCGGAGGCCCGCATGCGTGGACTCGATCACCTTGGCGAGCTCGCGCCACGGTTCCCCATTCGCATCCGAGGTGTCGCCTGGGAGCGTTAGGTACTCGATACTCCAGCTTTCCTTATCCCGGCCCCACGCGACGATCTCGGCCTCGATGCGGTCCTTCTGGACGTCGGCGCCGATGGTGCAAATGATCGGCCTTGCGATCCCTGGGAGAGTCCCCACCTTGTAGCCTTCCCTGGCCGCCCATACCCGATCCGCAATCGGCGCCTCCCCCTTCTCGACCCACGTCTCCCCGAGGACCGTATTGACGAACGTGCGGAGCTTCGAAAGGTCGCCCTGGGCGTCGATCCACTGCTGGCACACTTCCTCCCAACTCTGCTTGATCGAGTAGAGCGAGGAGATGTGATAACTGCGCAGCCGGGGCCGCCGCGGCGCGGCCGTGGCAACCCAGCGGCCGAGCGAGAGGATGATCCACTTGTCCCCGTTCTTCCAGGCTCCCGCGCACTTCTCGCATTCATAGTGCACGCTGCCCGGAACCAGGTGCCCGGTGTCGTCCTGCTCGAACTTCAGGCGGAAGGTACCGTCAGGATCGCGCCAGCGGATCCGCTGGAAATGTCCGCAGTGCGGACACGGCACCTCATAGTAGCGCTGGTCCCCGAGCTGGAAGAGCGGGGAGATCCGGGATGTGGATTCCAGGAGCGGGGTCCCTCCGTAAAGGATCTTCCGCACCGCCTCGAATGTGGCAGTGCGCCGCTTGGCCAGTTCCACGGTGTCGCCCTCGTTTGCCGTCTTGCCGTCGTCCGTGCCCACCTGCTGCGGGTAGGCGTCGATCTCGTCAAATGACAGGTAACGGATTGCGAACTTGCGCAGCTTCGCCCCTACGTTCGGCCCGATGGCCATAAAGAAGCCGCCCGCGAAGTCCTTCCGCGCCTTCGTATCACCCGACTTTTTGTTGCTCTTCTTTCGCGTCTGCGCGAAAATCTTCGCCTGCAGACCGGCGCTTTCAATCATCCGGTCGATGCGGATCTCCATGCCCGCCTCGGCCATCCCCTTGTCCGCGTCCACCATGAGCGAGGGCCCGGGCGCACAGTCGATGATGTAGCCGATCCAGTTCTCCAATATCCCCGTGGTGAAGCCGATCTGGGCGCCCTTCATCACGACAACCTCCTGGATGTCAGAGCCTTCGGAGAGGCAATCTGCAATCTCGCGGAGGTACGGCGTAACCTCCCAGCGGAAGGGCCCTGGCGTGACTGTGATATCCTCCCCGAGTATCCGCTTCGCCGTTGCCCACTCGGAGACCGTCGTCCGCACGACATGATCCGGGATGAGGTCTATGGCGCGTGACACGTCCTCCGCCATGCGCTTGCGGTCCTCGCGCGTGATTAGCCTGCGGATCTCCTCAGCGACCGTCTGTATCGAGCCCGACTTCACGAGCCTTCTCCTTGCAGTGGACCAGTGCATCCGTGAGCAGTTTCAAGAGCAACCCTTCGATGGCCATCGGGGTGCTGCCCTTCGTCTGCGCCAGGTCGAAAAGCTCTCCCGAGACTTGCCGCGGCAATCCGAGGATCCGCAGCTTCAGCTCCGCTCCAAACGCTGCCATCATCTGTTCGACCTTTACGCACTCCACGAGGAGCCCAAGGTCTTTCGCCCTGCGCTGGATTGCCCAGTCCGCGTTTGCTTTGTACTGGCGGGTCTGCTCGACGGTCTTCGCCTCATAGAGTTTCGCCTTGCGCTTCGAATCGTCCGCGCGCGTCGTCGGCTTCTTGCCAGCCGCCCTCGCCCGCTTCATCACGGTATGGTCAGCGAGCATATAGGCACGGTTTACCGGGTTTGTGATGTCTACATGGCCCTTGTCATCCTCAACAACCTTGCCAGCCCGGGCAGCCTTTGAGATAGCCATCTTCGAAACGCCGCATTTCTTCGCGTATTCGTCACGGTTTAGCTTGCGCTTGTTTTTCCAGCCCTTACGCAGCACGGATCGAGAATACACCGGGTAAGCTCGATATGTAAATAGGGTGCGCGCAAGTCCTTAAACCAATTGCGTGAGAGGTATCAGTGTCCCCGCTCCGGACGCTAAACGCTTACC